ATTGACAGGCGCAAAATATCAGCCAAAACCTATTGTATTAGCCACGTGCAACCCGACACACGGATGGGTAAAAGAGTTGATCTATGACAGATGGAAAATAGGTTCTTTACCTGTGAGGTGGAAATACATTCCCGCAAAAATCACTGATAACGTTGATAAAGATGGAAAGTTAAATCTCCCACAGGCGTATATTGATAACCTCAGCAACCTTCCAATATTTGAATACATGGTGTTTGTTGAAGGGAACTGGGATATTCAGCTAAAAACAGGAGGTGAATTTTACAAATGTTTCAACATAGCATCGCAAATTAAGACGCTGAAATATGATCCAAATATAGCACTTCACCTTTCTTTTGACTTCAACGTCAACCCTTATATGACCTGTACCGTCTGGCAAATACAAAGTAAAAAAGCAATGCAAATTGGGGAAATTTGCACCAAAAGCCCAAATAATACAACTAAAGGAATTTGCAATGAAGTAAAAAGACAATATCAGGGGCATAATTCAGGATGTTTCATATACGGCGATCCATCCGGCTCTAAAGAAGATACCAGAACAGAAAAAGGATTCAATGATTACACTATTATCAGGACTGAATTAACCGACTTTAAGCCATCCATGAGAGTTCAGGGTAAAGCTCCGTCGGTAGTCATGAGGGGTAATTTCATTAATACAATATTCTCATCTGAATATGATGGAATAAAGGTTGAAATTGACAGTAGATGCACTAATACCCTCAATGACTACCTATATTTAAAGGAAGATTCTGACGGCACAAAGAAAAAAGAACACGGAAAAGACCCGGCAACGGGTATATCTTTTGAAAAATATGGTCACACATCAGATGCGAATGATTATTTTCTTTGTACTGCTTTTGCCAATGAGTATATAAAATATCAAAGAGGCGGCAAAAACACTGTCCCAACCATAGGGCGTAACGTCTCAAAAAATAGTTATGTTTAAATTTGCTCAATTGAAATATAATTAGTTACTTTTACACAAAAATAAGGCCAATGGACACTTTTATTTTTTACGGAGACTATGCAAAGCAAATCCAAAGCGATAATTTATTGCAGGTCGTCGGCTCAAACACTCAAATCCTTGAATCAATACAAGCCGCAGCGGTCGAAGAGTGTAAGAGCTATTTAAAGCAGAAATACGACGTTTCACGGGCTTTTAATCCAGTTTCACAGTATAACCCCGCAACTCTTTACCATGCCGGCAATACGGTCTATTTGAATGCCACGGCATACTCTGCAACCGCAACCTATGCGCTCAATATTTTAACCCTCCAAGTTGGGAAGGTTTACATTTGTAAGACGGCTATAACAGTAGCCGAAGCATTTACAATTGGACACTGGACACTACTTGGTAATCAATATGACATCTTCTGGGCTGCTATGTCGAAGACAGAGTTTGATTCCAGTACCCTCTACAATCCCGGAGACGAAGTATATTGGAATGGCAAAACATACGTCTGTCGACAGGGCACTCTAATACTCAGTCATGAAGAAGTACTGGAAAGTGGAAGCTCAAACACTCAGCAGATTGTTAATATACTTCCAGATGACGCAGCTATGGGGCAGAAATATTGGGGGACGGGTACAAGCTATACCGTTCCAGCCCTAACTTTGATTACAAATGTAACCTATTGGACCCCCGGCGATAATAGAGACCAGAAACTCCTGATGATATGTATTGACATAGCGCTCTATCATGCTCATGCAAGGATAGCTCCACGGAACACCCCAGAGCTTCGGACTCACAGATATATCGGCCTGCCAGAGGATCGCACTACAGTGTCCGGTCGGGTCGTATATCCGACGTATAGCGCTATCGGTTGGCTTCAGTCATGTGCTAATGGCGACATAACCCCGGAGATGACTATCATTCAGCCAACTTCCGGGAGACGGATTCGTTTTGGTGGTAACGCAAAATTGAATAACACATACTAAATGGCAGACCAGAGAAACTATCAGCAATGGCTCACGGCTATTAATCCATTCGGAAGAACAAAGACCGACCCCCAGGCCATCCAGCGTGACCTTCGTAATTATATCGCTCCTGTTCAGCTTCAGCGTCTTCGTCAAGATATACAGTCATGGAGAGATGTACTGACAGAGGCAGAGAACGTCTGGTTCCCGCACAGAGTCAAAGCACAGAGGCTCTACATCGATACAATCAACAATGGTCATGTATTTGCCTGCATGGAACGCCGTAAGGATTTAACACTGTTGAGAAAATGGGAGTTTGTCGACGCTAAAGGAAAAACAGATCAAAAGACCACTGATTTATTTTTGGAAACAGTCAAAGGGCAAAGCCAAAATAAAGAATGGTTCAATCGCTTCCTTAACTTTTCACTTGATTCAATTTTCTTCGGCTATACGCTTGTTGCTTTAGGAGACATTGTGAACGATGAGTTTCCTGGCTTGGATATTATCAAGCGATGGAACATCTCCCCTGACCGACTTAATGTTACCAACTTCACATACTCTATCTCAGGCGCACTATTCCTGGAAGAGCCATATAAAAATTGGCACGTGTACATTAAGACGTACAACGATATTGGCACGAGTAAATCTGGCTATGGCCTTCTGTATAAGATTGCGCTGTATGAGATTTTTCTCCGCAACATATTGGGATTTAACGGTGACTTTGTTGAGCTCTATTCCCAGCCATATCGAGTTGGTAAGACAACGAAAACCAATGATACTGAACGCGCTCAACTTGAGGCAGCACTTCAGCAGATGGGCAGCTCTGGTTATGCGCTCTTGGACCCTGAGGATGAAATTACCTTCCTGGAGACAGCCTTGGGTGGTACAGGCTATCAGGGATATACAGACTTTGAGAAACGCATTGAAGCGAAAATTAGTAAAATCATATTGGGCCATGCCGATGCCCTTGACTCCATCCCCGGCAAACTTGGTAACTCGAAAGAGAAGTCACCAGCCGAGGTGTCGATGAAGGATAAGCAGACCAGAGATGGTTCATTTATTTCTAATGTTATCAACAACGGACTGTTAGTAAATATGCGAGCACTGGGGTTCGCTATCCCTGAGGAGACTAAGGCAGTACTGAAGAATGACGCTGAGATTATTGAGATGAATAACACTATTATAGCTCAGGCTGTTGAGATTAAGAAAGCCGGCCTGCAAGTAGATGAAGCGTATTTCACTAAGCAAACAGGTATCCCGGTAGCAGCTCCACCAGAACCCGTTAAGGCACCACTACCAATTCAGCCACTACCAGAGAAAATAAAGGATAAACTGCAAAAAATCTACAATCATGCTAACCACCAATCCTGACTTTTTCGACCGCGTAGAAAAACTTGGCCAGCGAATTGAGAAGTGGTTTCGTGGCTTCCGCCACCGTAAAGAGGTAGCGAAAATTCACAAGGGACTTGTTGAGAACCCGAAACTGCTTCTGGATACTAAGGAGAAATTTGAGCGAGCGTTTGGAGTCGCTCAGCATTCACGATCAGCAAAGCAATGGCAGAACTTAGTCAGGGTATATGGTATGCCGACAGTCTGTAAACAGGAGGGATTGACTGAGGATCAGGTAGCGAATAAGATGATTGAAACATTTACGCAAAGGATAAAACAGATCAGATAGCTTACAGATTTTAAATTCGTCACCGAGTGGAGACAAACGATTGAAAGTAAAAGTGCCTTTATTTTTAAAATATGTCAGAAAAGTTCAATTATAGCAACGATCAGATTAAGGATTTCCTTGATGGGGTTTTTGACGGTTCAATTACCGAGCACAAACTTCCTGAAGGGCTATATTTGGCAACGGCTGACTATTTAAAGGCCGGTTTATATGATGGCTTTGGCGGGTCGCTAGTTGACTTTAATGGCAAAGATTTAGAGTTACTCAAAGAGTTGAGGGAAAACACTTATATGTTTAGCGCAGCGAAGACCTATCAACAAACTTTCGATCAAAGGGCTTTATTGTTCAATGAAGACGGAGAGCGCAGGAGTATGCGGGAATTTTCACAATTAGGTGCCGAAAACTTTGATAAATGGAATGACGCATGGGGTCGGTCAGAATATAATACAGCCGTAGCCTCTGCACAATCAGCTTCTAAATGGAATGAGATCGAAGCTAATAAGGATTTATTACCCGTGTTGATGTATCAAACCATTGGTGATGCTTGTGATATTTGTGCTCCTTTGGATGGCATAACCGCTCCCGTTGACGATCCTATTTGGGATAGCATAATGGGACCAAACCATTTTAATTGCCTTTGCATCTGTACTCAGCACGAAGCAGGCAAAGAACTGACACCCGACAAAGAAAAAGAAGCTACTTTCGATCAGGTCACCAAAGAAATGGATGACACTTTCAAGATGAACTCCGGTAAAGACGGGTATATTTTCAGTCCTGACCATCCTTATTTTGACGTTGCACCAAAAGACAGGGATTTTGCTAAATCTAATTTTGGGTTACCTATTCCGAGTGTAGCAGAAGAGACGGGCGGGAAAGTAAATGAGTTTATTGAGGCTAAAACAATTAAAGAGGCAGAACAATGGGCATCTGATAAAAATATAAGCATAAATTTTGCCGAAAATATTACAGAAACTGAACGGTTAAATACAATTAATAGTATAAAAAACTCTTCCTACCAATTTGAATCTAATTATGGTAAATCTTTCGGTGAATCAATAAATACGGGTAGAAATCGTGACTTAGATTTTGTTAAAGAAATTAATGTTATTAATAATAGCTCATTAAATACGCCAATAGGGGAATATTTACGGAGTGCATCCGATTATGGAAAGGCAGATTCTTTATTTCTGAATTTAGGAAAATTAGACAAGACAGGTATAGACTTTGCCGAAAACATAAAAGACATAGTCGCTGGTAAAACTCCATTATATAATATCACATCATTAAGTGATATAATAACACACGAAGCCTCACATAATTACTATTTTGGTCACAATATTGACACAATTAAAGAATTTAGAGTAATGTTTGAAAAAACAAATATTTGGGAAAAGTCTGTTTCAATTTATGGTCAGGAAAGCGCATCGGAGTTTTTCGCAGAAGCAATGGTTTCACTTTTGAGAGGAGAAAAAAACGAGGCAGTAAAAATAATAACAAAACATTTTAAGCTATGATACCTCAAATGTTATGTAATACCTGTATTAATTATTTAGGAGGAGGGAAATGTAAAGCCTTTGAGAAAATACCTATGAACATAATTAGCGGTAAATCAAAACATTACACCACAACAAAAGGGCAAATAGGGGAGTATGTGTTTACAAAAAGTATTAAAAAATGAATAGAGATCAGGTAATGAATATCTATATTGACGCACAAAGTAAATTATTAGATGAACTTTGGACAGCTGATATTTACGACAAAAAAGAAGCAAAACAGCGACTTGATGGGGTTTTAAAGAATCAACTATTCAATGCTGAGAAATATTATTTGGCCATGAAAACCAAAAAACGCAATTATCAAAACTTGTAAAGGATACAACAATGACACCAATAAGAGTACAGGAAAAGCTATTTGAGGTCAGGAATCAGATACATTTGATTCACCTGAACACCACATCGTACAGCGAACACAAAGCCATTAATGCCTTTTATGAGACGTGGCTGGATTTGGCCGACAAGTTCATCGAGACCTATCAGGGTAAATATGGCAGAATTGGAAGCGTTATGAATATCGGGGTCAATTCAGGCACAAACACTCGCAGCTATTTGACCGAGGTTATGATATTCCTGAATACCGGGATTGCAAATATTGTCACTCCCGGGATTGATTCAGATTTGGAAAACATCATTGCTGATATGAAACAATTAGTAAATCAAACGCTTTATTTATTAACTTTGAGGTAATGGATAAATTTAATTTTGACCAGGTTAAGGCTAAGTTAGTTCAAACAAAACGTGAACTACTCGTATTGTTGTCTAATCAGGCACAGAATTACTTTGTCGAATCGTTTACTAAACAAGGATGGAACGGTGAAAGCTGGAAGGAGGTTCAACGGCGAACCGAAGGAACAAAGGCTTTTAAGTACCCAAAAACAAGGGGAATACAAAGGCGAACAAGTCCGATCCTTATTGGTGCAGGCTGGAAGATCAGGGGCGGAACTTTGCGCCGGGCAGTTAGTAATATGGCACGAACGCGGATTTTAAGCGAAAACAGTGTGAGAATGATAGTCGATGTTCCTTACGCTGGATATCTCAACGAGGGGACTGAACGCATGGTTAAACGTACTTTTGTTGGGCAAACAGCTGAACTTACAAAGATGCAAACCGAAAAGATTAATCAAATAATATCAAAGATATGGCAGGCCTGAAAACTCCCTTACAGGACATTTTAACCCGGTT